TCGCACGATGAGCGTAAACTCATTGATGTGACCATGACAAAGCTGCGATCCTTTGTTGAGGAAACTGGAGTTGGTATGATTCTTATCAGCCACCTCAAGCGTCCACAAGGAGACAAGGGACACGAAGACGGCCAACAGGTTAGCCTTGGTCAACTGCGTGGTAGTCACAGTATTGTTCAACTTTCTGATATGGTTATTGCCCTTGAACGCAACCTTTCTTCTGGTCAGAACTTTGCTAACATCAGGGTTCTTAAAAACAGATTTAATGGTCAAACCGGAAAGGCTGGTACGATTGTTTATCAATCCGATACTGGTCGCATGATTGAAGACCTCACTGCTGAGTTTAATGACTCCAAAGCTTCCACCACTGCCACAAACTACGGAGATTTCTAGCCGTGTTATTTGTGCCTGCGGTTCTGACGCTTTCTTTTTCTCAGAGATGGACCCGAGTGGTTACTTCTGTGAAGAATGTGGGCGACCAGATCCTATTACGCAACGTACCCTTGACACGGAGGAACCAGGATACTGGGGACTATGAGACTTCTCTTTGACATTGAAACCAACGGTCTACCCCGACAGGGGATGGATTGTGTTCACTGTATCGTGACTAAAAATCTTGATACTGGTGAAGTTCTTCGTTACAATGATGTAGGTACACACGAGTCTGTTACTACTGGGGTCAACATCCTGGCAGAAGCAGAGGTCTTGATTGGCCACAACATTGTTGGGTTTGACATTCCAGCTATTCAACAGATCTACCCATTCTTTAAACCAAAAGGACGGTGTTATGATACGTTAATTCTTAGCCGATTGTTTCAACCACACATCCTGTCATTGGACTTTCGAAAGAAGCCCATTGGAATGCCAGGTAAACTCTATGGTCGCCACTCGTTGGAAGCCTGGGGGTATCGTCTTGGTGATTACAAGGGTGAGTTTGGAAAGACAAGTGACTGGTCTGAGTGGTCCCAAGAAATGGAGGATTATTGCGAGCAGGATGTTCACGTTGTTGAAACCTTGTTCAATGACATTTTCCGTAAACACTTAGCTAAATACAAAGATGCTGTTTGGCTTGAACATGATTTGGCTAAGATCATGGCACTTCAAGAAACAGCAGGATGGCCTTTTGATGTTGTAAAAGCCCAGAAGCTTGAATCCACTCTCCGAACAGAGATGGACAAACTTGCTGATCACATGCGAGAAACGTTCCCGTATGTTGATGGCGGAACCATGATTCCCAAGAGGAACAACAGCACTAAAGGTTATTTTGAGGGGGCAGGGTTTACAAAGCTCAAAGAGTTTAACCCAACAAGTCGGGACCACATTGGCTGGGCCTTCATGACCTGGCGTAATTGGAAGCCCGAAGTCTTTACCGACACTGGACGCCCGAAGATTGATGAAGGCGTTCTTCAAGCCATTGATACCACAGAAGCTAAAACCTTTGCCCGAATCCTCGAACTACAAAAAGCCCTCGGGCAGCTCAGTGATGGAGCAAACGCCTGGCTCAAGATGGTCACCCCTCAAGGGCGTATCCACCATGTTTGCCAACTTGCTACCAACACCGGGCGTAACGCGCACAGCAGACCAAATCTTGGGCAGACGAGTTCGGATCCTCGTTGTCGTGAATTATTTGGTCCTGGCAATGGTATGCGTCAGGTTGGTGCCGATGCTTCCGGCTTGGAGCTTCGTATGCTTGGCCACTATCTCGCTGAGTTTGATGGCGGTGCTTTCGCTGACGTTGTAGTCAACGGAGACATTCACCAACAGAATGCAGATCGAGTTGGGTGTACTCGCAAAGAAGTCAAAACCCTAACCTATGCATTTATCTATGGAGCCTCAGACAAGAAGATCGGCACCTCACTTGATAAGGCATTATCAGAGGAAGCTGCTAAGAAACTTGGAGCAAGTATCCGTAAGAAGTTCCTCAAAGCGATTCCGGGCCTTGACGATCTTCTTAAGTCTGTTGCCAATGAATCTGCTTCTGATGTATTGCGGGGGCTTGATGGGCGTCCAATACGTCTCCAAGGAAAGAAACATGCTGCCCTTAACTATCTCTTGCAATCAGCAGGGGCAATAGTTTGTAAGCGGTGGAATGTTATTGCCTTCAATCAAATAAATAGTCTTGGATACCAGTGGGGCATTGATTACCAGTGGCTCGGTTGGATCCATGATGAAATTCAACTCGCTGTTCAACCACACCTTGTCAATGACGCCAAGTTCCAACTCGAATGGTCCATCGTCCAAGCGGGCGAATACTACGACCTCAAAGTCCCCCTCGCCTCAGAGGCAAAAGAAGGGGCAACGTGGGCAGACTGTCACTGATCTTCACCTTCGAGTCGATGCTGATTTCTATGCTTACCGTGCTTGCCAATCGGCTGAAACAGAACTTGACTGGGGCGATGACCTCATCACTATCGCAAGTAACTTCAGAGTTGTTCTCGATATTTTCGAGCAAGAACTTACTAACCTGCGAAAACGATTTGACACCAATTACATTACTCTTTACTTCTCCGACAGTAACAATTTCCGTAAACTCGTCTGTCATGATTATAAGGGGAAGCGAACCAAACGAAAGCCTGTTGGTTACAAACGGTTGTTGGATTGGTGTGCCAAGCACTACAAAGTTGTTCGTTACAAGAACATAGAAGCAGACGACGCCCTTGGCTTGGAATGTCACCTAGACCCAAGCGATTTTATTCTTGTTTCTCCTGACAAGGACATGAAACAGATCAGCTGTAACCTCTTCAATGGGGATGAGCTGGTCCAAGTAACACCCGAAGAAGCTGACTACTGGTTCTGGACGCAATGTCTTACGGGCGACCCGGTGGATGGCTACAAAGGAGTGCCTGGTATTGGTGCCAAAGGTGCTCAAAAGATCCTTGCCAAAGCTGAGGATCCGTGGCAAGCTGTTCTTGCCTGCTATGAAAAGGCAGGTATGACTGAAGCCGATGCCATCCGCAACGCTCGTCTCGCACGGATTCTCCGGCCTGGTGAGTACAACTCCACCACAAAGGAGCCTATCCTATGGAACCCACCCCAGTCCTTATTGGGCTTGACATCGGCTTAGTTCTTGCTATTGTCTATGTCCTTGATCGCAACGTTTTCCACGCCATTGACCTTATCCTCACCGCCATTCCCGTCTGGATCGAGTTACGACGAAATCAAATCGTCCTTGGAGTGCAACTGTGGCTCGATAGACGATCACTCCGAAATGATGCCTTGGGACGATTTCTGGCAAATCGTAGACTCCAAAGCATTATCAACAACCCCGACTACCAAGAGTTCTTCCGTGAGCAAGTACAGTCCGAATCATTACAAGAGAGGGACGATTGAGGTTTGGGATTTTATCCTTGACCAAAACCTTGATTACCTTGCTGGCAACGTAGTTAAGTATGTTTGCCGCGCAGGCCACAAGAGTTACGAGTCCGAACTGGATGATTGGCTCAAAGTCAAAGCTTACGTTGAACGTAAGATCAAACAAATTTCTCAAGAGCGCAACCGCTAACCATGTCATCGCTGCTCCAACAGGCCATTACCTTTCGTGAGGCAATGGAACAACCAATCAACACCCCCGACGAAAACGTTTACGAACTTCAATTTAGTCTTATTGAAGAAGAGTTTCGTGAACTGGGGGAAGCCTTTGTACAAGAACTGTATGGCGTTACCAAGGAAGACCAACTCAAAGAGCTGGCCGACCTTGTGTTTGTTTGCTACCAGTATGCTGCTGCTCGTGGCTGGAATTTAGATGTGGCCATGCGCCGTGTTTTTGAATCAAACATGAGCAAACTCGTGGACGGCAAGCCCCTCCGCCGCGAAGATGGTAAAGTTCTGAAGGGGCCAAACTACCAACCTCCTATCCTCGAAGATCTTCTTTAATACCGATGACCGCTTACGCTGATTTTGGCGACACCCCAAACACTATCGCCCGTACTGGACGTGTCCAAAACTGGATTGACAACCCTGAATCTCGCCTACCCGTCAGTTGTACGGTCTTCGTTGTTGAAGATAGTATGGAAGGGCCTGAAGGCATTGAAGCCTCATGGCGCTTTGTTTCGCACGCTTTGCGTAATGGAGCTGGCGTTGCTGTTCATCTCTCTAAGCTCCGTGCTCGTGGGGCAGAGAATGGAAAGGGCCTTACGGCATCTGGTCCCGTCTCCTTTGCCCGCATCTACTCCGCACTCAACGAAACCCTGAGGCGTGGTGGTGTGTATAAAAATGGGGCAGTAGTCTGTCACCTCGATTATACCCACCCGGATGCTCTTGAGTTTCTTCAGGCCTCTCGATCTGATCTTGCTTGGGTCAAGCGTTGTCTCAACATAGATGAAAACTTTCTTAAGTATGCCTCTGATGAGTTGATTGATGCAACCCTTGATGGAATCAAAAAGGGAGACATTTGGCTTAACAAGATTCGATACGATGCTGAGGGCAAGCGCATCTACGGTAACGTTTGTTTGGAGGTCTATCTTCCTAGTCGCGGTACCTGCCTTCTTCAGCATATCAATCTCGGAGCTTGCAGTATTACTGACTTGGTTCCGGCGTTTACTGAAGGTATGAGTACTCTTGTTGATCTCCACGCCAAGACAGGTGTGGGTGACACAGGAGAATATCTACCCCCCGAGACTGACCGTCAGGTTGGCCTTGGTATTCTTGGTCTGGCTAACTTTCTTTGCCAGAACGGCGTAACGTATAAAGAGTTTGGAGACGCCCTTACCAAATTCCATACTCATCAACCGGAGCACACTCCGGCCTACGTCCTTGTATCTGAACTTGCAAAAGCCATTGAGATTGCAGCACAGATTGCTCGGTCCAATAAGATGGATCGCGCCTTTGCTATTGCGCCTACGGCTTCCTGCTCTTATAACAACGTCGATCTGCGTGGCTATACTACTGCCCCAGAGTTGGCCCCTCCTATCTCTCGTCACATCGATAGGGATAGTGGGACTTTTGGAGTCCAATCTTATGACTACCCGCCGGACATCGAGATTGCTTCTGAAGTAGGTTGGGATGCTTATAAAGAAGTAGCAGATGGTATTGTCCGCCTCTTCCAAAGCACACTTCTCTTCCATGGGTATTCGTTTAACTCCTGGTCTGATGTTGTTACTTATGATAGAGAGTTTATTTATGAGTGGATGTATTCCCCTCAGACGAGTCTCTATTATTCTCTTCAGGTGATGCCTGACACTCAAGCTAAAGATGATGCACTTGCTGCTCTTGATGAAGACTTTCGTGATCTCTTTGGTTTTGAGCAGGATGTTGACCCTGATTGCGGCTGTCCCACTGTTAAACCCGAAAACGAACCCTGTATCCCCTGCGGAGAATGAGCCCAACCCTTTCGCCCTACGATCAAGTTATCAGCCGCAAACGCAAGTGGACCCCAGTGGCGGTTCAAAAGGGAAAGGTGGTAGAGGGGGCCGAGGACGCACTCAAACGCGCCCTTGGTCTTCGCCACCTGGAATTGCCTGTGCGTGAGTTTCTTCAACAAGGACTGGAGAAAGAACTCCCCAAAACACCTGGTGTACGGGAGGCATTACTCTCCAACCAACGTGATGAAGAGAACCATGACCAGGCATTGAATTATGTAATTGATGCCCACGGTGCTAACCCCAAGTATGAGGAAGAAGCTAAGCATATTTTAAAGGCTTGGCTTGATGCACCTGAGCATCCGATACTTAAAGCAGCTATCCTGGAGCGCAGTGTCTTCTTCGTTATCCTCCCCTTCTTCCGATTCAACGGAGACGTCGGAATCCGCACCACAGCAGCAGACATCAGTCGTGACGAGCAAACGCACGTTGCCATACACTCGATGGTCTGTTC